AGGTTCTGTAACTGAAAACATAGGTTCTGCTGATTCCGCAACGGCATCTACTTCGGGTTCTTATACTGCTTCTGTAACTGAAAACATAAGTTCGTCAGATAGTCAAACTACTGCGACTGCATACTCAGGTTCTGTAACTGAAAACGTAGGTTCAGGTGATTCTTCTACAGGAACTACTGGCGGTGTATTTACTGCATCTGTAACTGAAAACGTAGGTTCAGCAGATAGTCAAACTGTTGGTTCAACTTATGGTATTATTGTAAGTGAAAATATTAATTCAGCAGATAGTCAGATAATTGTTTCTGCGTACAAAATTAGCCTTGTTGAAAACATTGGTTTAGCCGATTCTTCAACGGGTAATACTAGCAATGCTTACACTGCATCTGTAACAGAAAATATTTCTGTCCTTGATATAAGTACTGGAACTACAGGTACAGTTTATGCTGTTAATGTTGTCGAAAATTTGGTATTATTAGATAGTAATCTTACTAGTGGATGGGGAATAATTGATAATAGCCAATCTGTAACTTGGGGCTCAATAAATAATAACGTATCTACGGTGTGGTCACCTATAAATAATAGTCAATAAGGATAATTATGTCATCAGTATACTCAACAAACCTACGAACTGAATTGATTGGCACAGGCGATCAAGCCGGTAACTGGGGCGCTACAACCAATGGTAGTTTAGGTACAATCATAGAACAGGCAATTGCTGGTGTATCAGGTGGGCCTTATATTGGTGGCACATACCCAGCAGTCAACTTTCCAACCGATGCCGATATTACTTTAACCGCAAACAATGGCTCAGTAGACCAAGCAAGAAGTGCTGTATTGGTAGTGACAAGCTCCGGAAGTTTAACGGCTACTAGAAATATTATTGCCCCCGCATCAGCAAGTAAAATTTACATTATTAATAACTCTACAACCGGTGGGCAGAGTATTCAGATTAAATATGCTACTGGTACTGGGGTAACTATTTTAAATGGCGCAACTGTTACAGTATATGGTGATGGTACTAACTACAACCTAGTTGGCAACCCAAATAGTATTTCAGGTAATTTATCTGTATCAGGTACTGTATCTGCTACACAATACACAAGTACAATAGCAACGGGAACTGCGCCATTTGTTGTAACTTCAACGACCCCAGTAGCAAATTTAAGTATTGGTGGTAATGCCGCTACAGCAACAACTGCAACAACTGCAAATGCCTTGAATACAGCCAATGCCTATCAAGGAACAACGTTTACAGCAACAACTCAATTTTCAGGTCCGGGCACAGGTCTTACAGGTACGGCATCAAGTTTAACAACAGGTTCTGCTACAAATGCAACTAATGCTACTAACGCAACAAATTTAGTATCAGGGGGGACAATTGCTTCTAACGTAACTGCAACAACTCAAACTACAGGCGATAACTCAACAAAAGTAGCAACAACCGCTTTTGTAACTACAGCCGTAGCATCTAACACTCCCCCCACAACCTATAATGCTGTAGGTACTTATGCTATTGGTTCCCCAACAACTTATTGTGCTAGGCCCTATGCAGTTGGCTCTACAGGTTCAGCAACTACATTTAACATTCCATCGGGCTCTGGAACTTGGAGAGTTATGGGATACACAGGTGCACTTTCCGCTGCAGGTTGTTATTATACTTCCTATATTTTATGTGTTCGTATTGCTTAAAGGAAAATTATGTTAATAATTGAATCAGTATCAAATCCAAGTTATTCATCAGCAGATGGGAACTCTATTTATTTAGATGTAAAATTTGCAGAATTTAATGAAGTACTACCTTTTAATGCTACATCATACGATACAACGTCTTATGGCGTAGAACTTTATAACCGTGCAAAAGCAGGTGAGTTTGGGGAAATTGCACCTTATACTGCCCCGCCACAACCCAAATCAACAGGTTTACAGTCTGCATAATGATTACTAATATCATACCAGCTCATATTTTTACCTATGCGTCTGCACAAATTAATGTGTACCATGCAAACATAGGTGAAGGATTATTAAAACATGAACATATATTTTCACATGCAACAGTTTGCCATAGTGGATCTTGTTTAGTTAGTTTAGAAGGTCGTAGTTATACATTAAACAAAAATAGTCAGCCATTAAATTTACCCGCTGGCGAATGGCATGAAATTGAAGCGTTAGAAGATAATACTGTGTTTGTAAATATTTTTGAAGAAGGGAAATACTGATGTCTTGGTTAGAACAAGTAGCACCTACAATAGCAACAGCACTTGGTGGGCCATTAGCAGGCTTAGCCGTATCCGCTATATCTAAAGTATTAGGCGTTGACGAAAAAGATGTGCAAAATACTATTGATAGCGGCAAGATGACTTCGGATCAAATAGCGCAGATTAAGATTGCCGAGATTGAGTTTCAAAAGCAAACACAAGAACTAGGTTTAGACTTTGAGAAGTTAGCTACGGACGATAGAAAGTCTGCTCGTGATATGCAGTCTACTACTAAATCGCATGTGCCAGCAGTTTTATCATATGGTATTACTATTGGGTTTTTTGGTATTCTCTATGCGTTAATGATGGGATATGCTCAAAAGTCTGATGAATTGATGATTATGTTGGGCTCGCTTGGAAGCGCTTGGGTGGCTATTGTATCTTTTTGGTTTGGTTCAAGTCGTAGCTCTCAAGATAAAGATCAAATGTTATATAACTCTACTCCAGCAAAATGATAAATAACTTTGAACAAGCTCTAGTATCCGTGCTTAAATCTGAAGCTGGGTTTCAATCTGACCCGCATGATGATGGGAATAAACTACCAGATGGTAGGGCAGGCTGCACAAATCTCGGCGTGACACAGGCGGCATGGGAAACTTATGTTGGACACCCTGTTACTTGGAATGATATGAGGGCATTAACATCAGAAAAAATAGCGCCGTTTTATAAACGTAAATATTGGGATGTAGTGCATGGCGATGAATTACCTACTGGTGTTGACTACATGGCGTTTGATCTTGCTGTAAATACAGGTCCCGGTAGAGCAATTAAATTATTACAGGAAGCAATTGGTGTTACCCCTGATGGAGTGCTGGGCCCTCTTAGTTTATCGGCTATACATAATATTCCTGCCAAGCAAATGATTGAACGTTTTACAGATACGAAAGAGAAGTATTACAAATCTTTAAACAATCCTACATATGAGCATGGCTGGCTTAATCGTGTTGCTTCAGTAGAAGTATCTGCACTTAAAATGGTGGCTTAAATGTTACAAAAACTTGTCATGCGCCCCGGAGTAAATAGAGAAGGCACAACTCTTGCTAACGAAGGTGGATGGTATGCGGGCGATAAAATTAGGTTTCGTTCTGGACAAGTAGAAAAAATTGGTGGATGGACATTAGATGGCGGTCAAGTAAGCACAGGTAACTCCTATGTTGGTGTAGCTCGCTCATTAAAAAACTGGATTGGGCTAAATGGGTATAACTACTTAGGCATTGGCACTAACCAAAAGATTTATATTCAGCAAGGTACTGGTGGTGTTATTTATGATATTACTCCCATTCGCGCGGTGTCATCTGCTGGTGCTGCTACTTTTGCTGCGACCAATGGCTCTTCTGTTCTTATTGTTACTCAAAGTGGACATAATGCGCAGTCTGGTGACTTTGTGTCCTTTACGGGGGCCGTTACGCTAGGTGGTAATGTAACTGCGGCGATTTTAAATCAAGCTCAAGGGTATCAAGTTACCTACATTTCTTCATCCCAATATTCAATTACAGTTTCAGTTACAGCCAATTCAAGCGATACTGGAAATGGTGGCGGTTCTACAATTGCAACATATCAAATTACATCGGGTGGCGCGACATATACACAAAATGCTGGGTGGGGTGCTGGCGGATGGGGTGGAGTTAACACCGGATACTCTAGTACAGGATGGGGAAGTCCCGCTCCTGCTGGGTTAGGTATTGGGTCTCAATTACGTTTATGGAGTCAAGCAAACTACGGACAGAATTTAGTATTTAATCCTCGTGGTGGACCTATCTATTACTGGGTTGTAGATACAAACCCCAACATCTATAACGTGGGGCAAGTTTTATCCCCAACTAACACAAACACTCAAAATACTATTGCGTATTGGAGAACAGATGCTGGTACGGCTGCATGCCCTACTATTTGTAATTTTGTTATGGTGTCCGATGCTAGTCGTTTTGTTATTGCATTTGGTACAGATACACTAGGCAACGGCATTCAAGATCCAATGTTAATTAGTTGGTCTGACCAAAATAATCTTACTGTATGGTATCCGCAAATTACAAATCAAGCTGGTAATTATAGATTAAGTCGTGGTTCACAGATTATTACTGCGGTGCAAACCCGTCAAGAAATCGTAGTATTTACTGATGTTGCAATATATTCTATGCAATACCTAGGTGCGCCGTATGTATGGGGCTTTAATATTCTTGGCGACAATATTTCTATTATGGGTCCTAACGTTGCAGTGGCGGTTAACAACGTTACTTACTGGATGGGTAAAGATAAGTTCTTCATGTATTCTGGACAAGTGCAAACCCTACCATGTACCGTTAGAGAATATGTATATCAAGACATAAATCAATCTCAGTCTTATCAGTTCTTTGCTGGGGTAAATGAGGGTTTTAATGAGGTGTGGTGGTATTACTGTTCTGCTAATTCACTTGTTATTGATAAGTATGTAATTTATAACCATTTAGAGCAAACTTGGTATTATGGTAATTTAACTAGAACTGCTTGGTCTGACACACCACTTAGAGGATATCCAACGGCAGTAGGATACGCTCCAGTAACAACGCTTACACAAGCAGTTGGGTTGACAGATACGACAATATATATTGCAAACAAAGGTAATTTCCCTTCATCTGGGGTAGTAGAAATTGAAGCAGAACGGATCATTTATACAAGCTCAACCCAAACATCTTTACTGGGATGCTCAAGAGGTGCTTATGGTACAGTAGCATCGGTGCATAATTCTGGTGTAACCGTGACTGATATTGGCGTAGTTCAATCAGGTATTATTTATCACGAGAGCGCTGTTGATAATGGTACGGCAAACCCACCAGTAGCACTTGATTCTTATATTCAGTCATCCGATTTTGACATTGGGGACGGGCATAATTTCGGCTTTGTATGGCGCATGATACCGGATATTAGTTTCAATGGCTCTACAGTTAACAATCCAAAAGTCACATTTACAGTGTTGCCAAGACAAAACCCTGGCTCTTCATATGGTAGCTCAGATTTGCCGGTAGTAACTAGCGGACAGAATTATGTAGGTCAAAGTACCTATGAAGTGCAACAGTTTACGCAATATGCGTATTGTAGAATTCGTGGTCGTCAAATGTCATTAGTAGTGTCCTCATCGGATGTAGGTGTTCAATGGCAATTAGGTGTTCCAAGACTAGATATTAAACCAGACGGGAAAAGGTGATGGCGCTTATCCCAACAAAAAATCCTCGACTGCCTGCTGCACCGCTTGAGTACAATAAGTTGTTTATGGATCAGTTTGAGCAGATTTTAGGGTTATATTTTAATCAGATAGATAATGCAGTAGCAGGGCTAATAACACCGTTAAGTGGGACAACGGCAAAAAGACCAACATTACAGCTTCAAGTAGGGCAACAATACTTTGACACTACCCTAGGTATTCCTATTTGGTATAACGGCACTGTATGGAAAAACGCTAGTGGTACGACAGTTTAAGTGGTAAAATCAAGATAATTGCAAGGAGATATTATGAGTTTACAACAAGTAGCTAAACACCTTGAGGAACGCGGTCGCGGTCCTGATAGTAAACTCGTACATATGTCAAACAAAGAATTGGCTGGATTACAAAGTTTAGCGCACGCCCATGGTAAAAGTCTTACGATGAACCCACACACAGGCCTACCTGAAGCAGGTATTTTAGATTCTATTTTACCAGCAGCTATAGGCATTGGTACTGCTGTATTCGCTCCTGAACTTTTACCTTTTGTAGCTGGCGCAGGCGGTCTTTACGATTACTCTAAAACGGGTGATTTAGGACACGGGCTGATGACTGGGTTAAGTATTTATGGTGGTGGTAGTTTAGGAGAAAGTCTTGCAGCATCTGGAGCAGCGTCGGCAGGAGCAGCAACCGGTGAAGTTGCGCAAACAGCAGCAAACACAGCTGGAGAACAAGCAGTTCAACAGGCCGCTACTCAAGGTATTACAGATACGGCAGCACAAGACACCATTAGACAACAAGCTATGGAAGAAGCAGGTAACGCTACCGGTAAAATTACGGGACAAGGCACTAACATGATGCAGGGTCTTTCAAACGTAACATCTAGTCCGGGAGCGGCGGTTGATTTTGCAACAGCAAACTGGAAACCTTTAGCTGGCATAGCTGGAGCAGCAATGATGTCACAGCAACCAAACTCAGTAGGGGCGATACCCGGCCAACAAGATACAGGGTACAACACGACTCGATTAGACCCAAATTACCACCCACAAATACCCGCACAGCCATCTCCAGCGTACCAAGCGCAGTATAGAAATTACCAAACAAACCCTTACAGAGCGGCAACCGGCGGTATTATAGCTTTGGCAGAAGGCGGTATGCCTATGGGTGGTACTGTAGAGCAGATGTCAAGAGAGAATGCTATTGGTGGAAATCAAGCTTTTCCTCAGTCTGGACTAGGCGGTTTAACTGGTATGAATACCTACCAGAATGCTACTAATACTCCGACAGGTACTAATGTAATAGAGCCGACAGATGCAGTGACTGACCCGTATACAGGCGCTATGAAGTTTGCTAATGGTGGAGATGTAAAAAGTAAAAAACCTAAGTACACAAATGCAGCTGAACTAGCTATGATGAACCCATTAGCCGCTTCAGGTGCGCAGTTAAATAACGCTATGGCTATGGCACAAATGCCATCTGGAGCTGTTCCACCTACTACTGGCGGGCTAGGACAACTTAATTTAGCACGGGGTGGTGAGACTTACAACTTAGGTTCTTACTCAGATGGCGGTAGGCTATTAAAAGGTCCGGGCGATGGTATGAGTGATAATATCCCTGCTAGGATTGGTAAGCACCAGCCAGCTCGTTTAGCTGAAGGTGAGTTTGTAGTACCTGCGGATGTAGTTTCTCATTTAGGTAATGGGTCAACAGATGCCGGAGCTAAGCGTTTATATTCTATGATGGACAAAGTACGTAAGGCAAGAACAGGAAACCCTAAGCAGGGTAAACAAATTAAAGCAGAAAAGTACCTACCAGCATGAAAATTCAAACAGTCGGCGTTGAGTATGTATTACAAATCTGGTCGGCAGTTGCGCCCTACATAGAGCGTGCATTACAATACACAGATGACTACAACTTAGACCAAGTAAAAGTATTTATTACAAACGGTTCATGGATTTTGTTAGTTGCAGTAGATGATTTACAGCAAATTCACGGGGTTGCTACCGTAGCATTTGATAATGACGTTAATTATAGAACAGCTTTTATAACTACTATAGGCGGTAAAGGTATAATAAAATCTGATATTTTTGGTCAAATGGTTAATATTTTGCGCAGAATGGGTGCTACACGAATTCAAGGATACGCTCGTGACTCATTAACAAGACTTTATATACGTCACGGACTTAACAATAAAGCAAATTTAGTGGAGATTAAATTATGAGCGGCGGCGGCGGAAGTTCACAACCAACAAATACTACCAGCACGGTACAGCAAACAAACTTACCGGCTTATGCACAACCATATGTAGAAAATATGATGAGTGCTGCACAGCAGCAAGTTTTTCAACCGACAACGGATGCTAATGGTAATACTACTTACACAACAACACAACCGTACACGCCTTATAGTACTAACCCCGCAGATTATGTAGCAGGGTTTTCCCCTATGCAAGAGCAGTCGTTTTCTGGTGCGGCTAATCTTCAAACTCCAGACCAGTATGGTCAAGGTAGTGCATTAACAGCGCAAGCTGGGCTAGGTTCATTAAACGCTGGGCAAAACTTTCAAAATATGGCTACCGACCCTAATCAGGTTCAAGCTTATATGAACCCATATTTACAGGCATCTTTAGCCCCGCAACTTCAGTTATTAAACCAGCAATATGGCCAACAACAAGCTCAAGAACAAGGGCAGGCTACACAGGCAGGCGCATTTGGTGGTGGTCGTGAAGCCATTATGTCTGGTTTAAATAATCAGAACCAGTTACTTGCCACTAATCAATTAGTAGGTAATGCGTATAATCAAGCATTTAATAACGCGCAGTCTCAAATGAATACAGGCGCTCAATTAGGTTTACAAGGTTTAGGTCAAGCTGGGCAAATGGGGGCTAACTTAGCTAACATTGGTGGGCAGCAACTAGGTGCGCAGCAAAATATTCTTAATCAACAGAATCAAATGGGCGCGCAGCAACAGAATCAACAGCAGAATATTATTAATCAGGGCGTACAAAACTACGCTAATGCTCAGCAGTACCCGTATATGCAGTTGGGATACTTATCAAATTTGTTACACGGTTTACCATTACAGTCCGCTACAACACAAACATATCAAGCAAACCCTACAACTACACAACAGTTAATGGGTCTTGGATTAGGCGCAGCTGGCGCTTACAAAGCATTTGGAAGCTAATATATGATGAACATGCAACAAGCTGGATTAGGCGCTGCTCTTGGAGCGCCACAAAAACAAGGACAAGATTTGTCTGGCATGATGGCTATGATGCACATGCTAAAAGATGTGCCTGACCAAACTCTTGCTGATGTGTTAGCAGGAAAACCTGTACATTTAGATATCAATGGTACACCTACTCCAGTCCCTCAATTTGCTGCTATGTTGGCAGCTCAAGGTCGTCAAGAGTTACGCACAGCCATGGCTGGGCAACAACCCCCACAACAATCCATTAAAGACCAGTTATTGTCTGCTGAACAGCAAGCGGCTAATCCACAAAGGATGATAGTACCGCCTCAACAAGGCATAGGGCAACCACAAGCTGCTCCACAACAAACTGCACAAATACAACCTGAAGCTGGGCTAGACCAGTTACCAGCACCTAATATTCAGAATATGGCTGAAGGAGGTATTATTGCTTTTGATGTAGGCGGAACTCCTGAAGATAGAAGAAAAGCCGCGTACGCAGCAATAAATGAGGGTATGCCTGAAACAGCGCCGTCAGACCTTAATATGTCAATCAGCGACTACTACAATTTAAGAAATAAAGCTCTTAAAGCCGTAGATAAAAATATACCTCTTCCTATGTCTGATACTTCTAAGCAGGCATATCAGGCTGTATACGGTAGAACTCCAACACCTGCACCTGCACCTGCACCCACTGCTAGTTCAACCACAACACCGCCAGCTGCTGTGCCTAAGCCTGAAACCCCGCCTGTAAATACAAAGTCATCAACTGCTCCAGCTGAAGGTGGTATAGCAGATATATTAAAGGCTAAACAAGTAGCAGGCCCAGCTGCGCCTAAAGCAGATGCTGGACCAAAAATAATGACTCTTGAAGATACACAAGAAATGATTCAGGCAGACCCAATGTATCAGAGTATTAACAATACTATTTCTGAACTAAAAGACAAACATAGCCGATTCCAAGCAATGCTGGATGAGTACGCTAAAGCAGAACCTGAACGCAAGAAAGAAATTGAAGACCGTAAGAGCCAAGGTATTGGCGAGTATATGATGAACATGGGTGCGGCTCTAGTATCTAATCCGCAGTTTGGTAAAGCTATTCAAGAAGGCAACACTGCAGGTCTTGCCGCTTTAAATTTAAGCCGCAAAGAAGCTAAAGAATTGCAGAAAGATTATCGTGACTACACATTCAGTATGCAGAAAGCTGCTGAAGCCGCTGAACAAGGCAACCAAGAACTTGCTCAAAGGTATCAAGCAAATGGTATTCAGCTGCAAAATACTATTGGTGAAAATATGGCTAAAGCAAATCAAATCAACATTTCTGCATACAAAGCTCCTGCTGAAATTTCGGAACTTAAGGCTAGAGCAAACTACTACAATGAAATGCCCGGCGTTATGGCAGCTAAAGGCGCTGGAGCAAATGCTAAAATAAATCAAATAACTGTTCAACAGGCTATAACAGACTTTGACAAAGCTTCAAAAGACCCAAAACAAAAACGTGAGTTTTTAGCCATGGGTATTACTACGCCTTTACAGTACCAACAAGCTATTAACAGCGGTACATTCGGGCAACCACAGCTTTTAGACAGTTTACCTAAAGGTGCTAATACGCTACAATTAAAACCACAGTAGGTACAATTTAATTTAATTAATATATAGTGGGACATTATGCCTTATTTGCAACTGCCTAGCGGTCAATATTTAGAAATCCCTAAAGGGATGAACCCCCAAGAGGCAATTGCTAAAGCGCAAGAGCAATTCCCAGTTGCTTTCTTAACACCCGGCGAAAAAGAAGAACGTCAAGGCTTAGGCGCTGCTGCTGGAACTGCATTTAGAGAAGCAAAAGCATCTACTGAAAGCGGACTTGGCGAACTTTTTAACAGTAAGATACTTAAAGACTGGGGCGCACAAGATAAATTAGCTGCTAAACAAAACCAATTTATTCCTACAACTTCTGAAGATGTAGACCAAGCAATGAGCCAAGGGTTAGTTCCCGGCGTTGGTGCCGCCTTTAGAAAATACGTTAGTGAACCTGTTGGCGGTATTGTTGGCCGTTATGGTGCGCCTATGGCTGTTGGTGCTGGAGCTGCCGCACTTGCTCCTGTAGCTGGTGTTGGCGCAGTTGGTGCTGGCTTAATTGGTTCTGCCGCCACTGCATTAGCTGATTTACCCGCTGAAGTTGCAGAAAACTTAGATAGAGCGGAAGAAACAGGTGCTACTAAAGATGTTGGTAAAGCTTTAGGATATGGTCTTCTTCAAGCTGGCTTAACGGGTTTTGGTATTCCTGGTACAGGAGTGGCGGTTAAAGCAGTAAATAAAATTTTAGGTAAAGAAGCAGTTACGCTTGGTGAACAAGTTGCTAAAGGCGTAATAACAAAAGAAGAAGCTATTGCAAAACTGCATGGGCCTCTTAGAAATACACTAGAAGGTATGGGCGTTAATGCCGTTACTGGTACAGCTATGATGGTTGGTACTGAAGCCGCTAGACGTGCAGCCGCTGACCAAGGGGTCTTTACTCCTGAAGCATTTGAAGCCTACAAAGAAAACGCTATTGGAGCTCTTGAATTGTCTCCTATCTTTGGCGCATTACACGGCTTACCTAAACGCGGTGGTGAAAAAAGAGCTATTGAAGTTAGTGCCAATAAAAGACAAGCAGAGCTAGATAAACAAAAACGTGCTGACGAAGATAAAATAGCCGCTGAACAAGCTGATGCTATGCAGCAAGCTGAGCAACAAAGGCAGCAGGCTGAGTTTCAAAAACGTCAAGGAGAGACAGGCAATTTATTTACCGAGGCTCCGTTACAAACGGATGTTAAAGGTAAGAAGCTAGTTGAAGGTGCGGTAAGCCCATTAGAAAACAAAATCAACTACTTTAAAACAGGCGTAAATGAAAAAGGCGAGCCTACTTACGGTGCTACACAAAACATAATTGGAACGGAAACCGTAGCGGAACGTGAAGCCAAAGCAAACAAACCCTCTGACATTACTCCACAAGAAATATTTAGACAACATGACACACTTAAAAACCATGTTGACGAACTACAAGACAGAGTGGCTAAGGCAGCCGCTGAGGGCAATATCGAGTCCATTGGCGATTTAAGTACGCAGTTAACTAACGCACAAAAAGCTTTAGTAACATCTACAGAACGTGTTAAGAAAACATCACCTATAGAACAGTCGGTAGATGTTCAGCGTTCTACGCTAAAAGGCCAATTGGCGGCGCAAGTAAAAGCCCTTAAAACGGCGGGCGATAAAGGCGATTTTGAAAAGATTGCTAAGTTAAGCACTAACATTAAAGAAATTCAAGAGAAGCTTAAAGGTTTGCCCGAAGGTGAAGATTTACTTGGCCAAGCAGCGCGTCTAAAAAAAGAAGCAGTTGCTACAGAAGCCGAACAAAGGCAACAAGAACAGCAAGATTTATTTGCGCAGGTAGAAAAAGCACGTCCTAAGTCTGAAGAAGTAATAGATAGCTACCAACAGGGTTTACTTGATCTTGAAGAAGCGTATGCTTCTGGGGCGTCTGATAGAATTATTAACAACTTAATTGATAAGTTACGTGAGTCTGCTTTAGAAAAAGAAGCGAGTAGGACTGGTGTTGTATCTGGTGAAACAATAGAAAATCAAGTGCAACGTGTCGAAAGAATTAAACGCTCGTTGGAAGAAGCCAAAAATAATTACAATAACGCTATGACTGATGCTGAAAGACAACAGCATGTAGCTACAATTGATGAATTACAAAAACGTTTCGCAACAGCTCAAATTGAAACGTCTGAGGGTAGACCCATAATTGCTGAGAAAGAAGCATTTACTCGTCAAGAAGCAGCTAAACGAGATGCCATTGAAACTGTACGTTCTATACTGTCAGGCGAGTACTTTAATAGTAGAAACGTTGACGTAGCGTCAACAATGAAGTCGGGCCTTGAGAATAAAATTAGCGATGCCGGTAAAGAGTACACTAAAGCAGCGGTCGATGAAATTAACGCTGTACGCAGACAATACAAACAAGAATCATTAAGCGTAGACGACGCTTTAAAGTTAACTACCACTTTACAAAAACAATTTGATCTTCTTGCTAAAGACCCTACCATTTTAGCTAGACGCACTAAGAGATTAGAAAAAGCCATCGCGCTTACTAAAAAAACATACGAAGAACTAAAAGACTCTCCTAAAAAGTTTGACGTTGAAAGAAGAGAAAACCTTCTTAAACGGTTAGAAAAACAAAAAGAAGAGTTAGCAGAACAGAATAAAAAAAGTGATAGCGCTGTAAAAGATTTCGAAGAGTCTCTTGAAGCTATTAAGAAAGACTACTTTGAAGGTGCATCTAGGGTACAACGTGCGCCTTTTGAACTTGCGCCTGCGGGCAACCTACCTAAAGCTTTACGCATAAAAGTTTTAAAAGAACGAATCAGTGACCTTGCACCGGGAGCAGGCCCAGGAGTAGCTAAAAAACTTAAAGAAGTTGAAAAACAAATCGACGCTTTAGATAAAGAAAGGCCAACAAGAGAAGAAGTTAAAGAAATAGACGAGCTTAAAAAAGAACAGCTTGCGTTACGAACAATTCTTGGGCGATACTTGACTTTTGCCGGTGAGAGCAGCCGTACAGAAAAACTAAAAGAATTAAAAAAAGAACTTGCAGAAGTAAAAGCGGAACCGGACGTTGTTGAATCAAAACAAGCTCCGTTAAAAGACCAAGAGCTAATAGAAAAAGGCACGTATAAAAACACAGGACCAAACGGTAAAAAAGTAAACACGCCAATTTACGAACGTAAAGAACAAAGCACTTTAACTGTCCGTGAGAAAGAAGCAGGCATAAAAGAACCTGAGGGTGTAAATCCCGACCAACGCAACTTGTTTGATGAAAAAGAACTTGAGCCTATTGCCACGGTGCGTACTTCGCATGAAAACTTTGTTAAGCTATTGCAGTCAGCGACAGTTCGTAAGCTAAAAGAAAAACTTGCATCCGGCAAAATTAGCGCTAAAGAAGAGCCTTCTAAACAGGGTCATGTTTCACCTAATGCTGGAAAAGTAAAACGGCTTGAGGCTTTACGTTTACAAATAGAAAATATATCACAGGCAAAACGTCCTCCTAGATTTGAGCCAACAGAAAAACAAAAAGCAGAACTACCGGAAAAAAAGTTAAACAAAATTAGGGCCAACTACGATAGGCGTTTATTTTTACACGACCTTCGATTGAACCGTTTAAAAGTAGAAGAAAAAAAATTAGCTGATGAACTTAAAGGTTCTAGAGAGTTTGGTACACTACTCGACGAAATAAAAGAACAACGCATGTTTATTGAAGATAATTTTTTATGGTCGTTTGACCAAGAAAAGTCTTCTAAAATGCTTTTACAACAAGCGCAAGACCTTATGACGCAAAGGACCGATCTTGTTACGTACATAGAGCGTGTTAAAAAAACGATTGAAAAAGAAAAGAAAGATATTTCAGAAGTTTTTAACATAAACACATCGGATGAAAACTTTTTAGCCACCGCGCGTTCTGTATATAAGCAAAGAAAAGATTTTGTTGATTACATAAATGAAAATAAACGTCTTCTTAAAATTGCAGAAAAATTACCTGACACAGACAAAAAGAAAAAAAAGAGAGTTGACGTTCTTACTAAAGACATAAAAAAAGCTGAAGACAGTCTAGAAAAAGTAGATGCAAGTATGGATAAGCTTCCTACTTTTATTAAACAACTAGAAACTGCGGAAGAAACTTTACGAAAAATAGATGAAGGCGGTCCGGAAGCTAGGGCTAAAGTATTAGATATAGTTGATAGACTAGTAGAAAGAGCTAAAAAAATAATACGTGCTGACGTTGAGATTGAGGTTAACCTTTTAAATGAGCTTGAAGCTAAAATAATCAGTATAAAAGAAGTTAGCCCTGAAGTAAAAGCATCGGCAGAAAAAGTAGCTGAAGAACGAAGATTGACGGGTGCTGTTCAAGCTAAAGCTAATGAGCAGTTAGAAACAATGGTTCGTCAAAAACGCGAGCTTGAACAAAAATTTGCTGAAATTAATAGTACATTGCCTAGCACAAAAGTTACAACAGACGTATTAACTAGAAAAATTGTAGAAAAAGTTGAAGATTTTGATGTAGAAACGTCTGTTTCTGTAGGGCTAAGAACAAGACCTGAAGATATTCGACAGCTAAAAAAAGACATAAAGTCTTTAAAAGAAGAGTTAAAAGAAGCGTTAAAAGAAGGGGATAATACAACCCCAGAATACGCAAAACAAGAAAAACAACTTAGTTTTTTAGAAACATCGCTTAAAAAATCAGAAGAGTACGCAGACGTTAAAAAGCAGATTAGAGAAGCTGAAGCACGTATGGCTAAGCTTGATAAAAGCTCAGAAGCATACAAAAGCGAAGCTCGCAGTTTAGATACCCTTAAAAATAGACGTGATATTCTCGCTGAACCTTTACGTGTTAAAAAGATTACAAGAAAAGTTGCGCCTAAAACAGAAGCAGAAAGACTTGCAGAACTTAAAGAAGCTACCGCTGAAGGCGCTAGGCAGATGGCAGAGATTCGGAAAAAACAAATGGAAGCGCGCAGTCTTAAACTTGCAGAAGCAGGTATTAATGCCGTTGAGAAAAATATAAGAGATGCAAAAGACCAAATTGCAAAAGATCAAAAAGAATTAAGTAATTTAGAAAAAGCTTTAGCGCAGGCTAAATCTATTGATAATCAGGTAGAAAAAACAAATAAAATACAAAACCTTAAAAAACAAATTGCAGAAAAAGATTTAGCTAATAAAGTTAAAGATTTAGAAGAAACATTAAATACCCTTAAAACAACCGCGGATGCGCTTGAAAATAAAAGGGCAGGCGACATTGACATTAGCGATTTAAAAAAAGCTGAAGCATCTTTAGGAAAAGCTTTTACGGAAAAAAAGCAAGAAATTAAAAACGACGCTGATAAACTTGTTACGCTAGAAAATAATTTAAAAAATGCTAAAACAGTTACAGAGCAAGCTGATGCAAAAGCAGCTTTAGAAGCATTTAAGAAAAAAGTAAAAAATAAAAATTTAGGCGAAGTAGTAAACATTTTAAAACACAATTTAGATTTACTTAAAGATTTTGGCGCTAGTGTAGAAAGATCAATGGTAGTTCTTGGCGATAAACCAGGAAAAAAGGAACGTAAAAAGTCATTAAAAACTGGAACGGCTGAAATAGATAAAAAAGTAGAAAATGATGTTGCCGAAGCTATTGCAAGCGAAAAGCATGGCTATGGGCCGAACAATACTTATTTTGAAGGGCCAAGCCAGAATAGGTACCGGTTAACTGCGTCTCGTCAAAATGGTTTACCGCCATCGAAAGCTAGAGAGTTTGTTGAGAACTTAAAGAAAAAGTTACCTAAAGACGTTAAAGTAAACTACGTTGATACTATAGCGGACCTACCGGAAAAAGAAAGAAAAGGTTTAGAACTTGATGGTATAACCGAAGGTAGCGAAAACGGTAACGGCGTTAGAGGCTATGTAAATCGTGACGGTGAAGTTTATATTATTGGCGGTAATCACACAAGCATGAAAGACTTGGAAACTACCTACGCGCACGAGTTACTTGGTCACGTTGGGGTTGATAGACTACTTGGTGAAAAAGGCTTTGAAGCTTTAAATAAACGTATTAATGACCAACATGGCGGTGTTCTTAAACTTGCTGATGACTTAGGTATTCGTAACCTTATTGACGGCACAATTGCTGACTATGCGCTTACAATTAAAAAACGTGGTGAAGCTGGTGCGTCTAAAGCAGAAATAGATGCCTTAATGAAAGACATGGAGATACGTGCTGTTAGAGAATTGATTGCACACACTGCTGAGCAACGTGCTACCGAAGGATTCGTACAAAAAGCTAACCGCTGGATGAAAGAGTTAGTTGGTGCTGTACGTGCGTTCTTACGTGATAAAGGTTTTGCTGAGCTATCAAAAGTATCTACCAGCGATATCTTCAACATCATCCGCCAGTCTGAGCGTAGTTTTCAGCGTGATGAGCTGGGTGGGTTTAGAACTAATGATGGTAGCGTTGTGTTTAGCAGAGACCCTAAATATCTTGAAGGGTTTAGTTCAGGCTTAAGAGATACTGCCGGTACTGTTTATCAAAAAGAAAAAACTGTCTTAGATAGACTTAAAGGTAATGCGCTTGGTATGACTATGGCGCACAGATTTGTAGATAGATTTGCAGGTCTTGAGTATATTGCACGCAATATGAGAGACAAGCTAGAAGGTTTGCAAATGATGTACTACAACCGCCTATACGATCAGCGTAACAACATGATGTCTGAGATTGCTACGCATGGGCCTGTCGGTATTGTTAAAGATGAAAAGAACGGTACGTATAGCTACGCATCTAAAAAAGGCCCATCTTTAGCTAAAGTGGCTGAAGTTGCAGGTAAAGCAAAAGATGAAATCGGTAATGGTACAGCGGCGCTTGAGCAGTTTGGATTGTACTTAGCGGTTGAGCGTGCGGCAAGTAATAAAGGTGGCTTAGAAGCTGGGCTTGAATCTTTAAATCTTGCTGGAAAAGTAACAACTAAGATGGCTGATGAGGTTTTAAAATTTGGACGTGGCAATACCCATTTTCAAGAAGCCCGTAAACTTTACCGTGAATACAACAATGGCCAGTTAGATTTTATGGTTGAGTCTGGTAGGTTATCAAAAGCTGAAGCCGCTGAAATGAAGAAGGGCGATTATGTTGCTTACTACCGTGTTGACAAGAATGATGAAGTTTGGGATAACGAGCGTAATGTTAAGGTTGGGGATTTAAAGACGCAATCGTATTTAAGAGAACTACTTGGCGGTGATAGTGCCATTGTTAACTTTGAAACTGGCGCACTACAGAATACATACATGTTGACTGACATGGCTATGGGTAACATAGCGGCTAAGAACACCGCTTACACTTTGCAAACTCTTGGTATAGCTGATATTAAGAAAGGCGATGGGCCTGCTTCTAAAGATGTTATACGCTTTTACGAGGACGGTGAAAAGAAACACGCTGTCATTAACACGTCTGGCGAATATAAAAACATGGAGTCTGCCCTTGAAAAGATGCGTGCCGCAGGTAAAGCTAATACTCCTGAGTATAAAAAGTTACGTGAACGTGCTGAGGCAAGTCGTGAATCTGCCAGTATGTTTGGTAATATTCCATCTGAGTTAATTGTTAAAGGTATGGAAGGTATATCGATGACGCTACCGGCCGCAGTTAGCTTTTTGCGTGGGCCTGCCGACTTGTTAAGAAAAGGTACTACCCGTAACCCTGCGTACGCTATGCGTGTAGCATTTAAAGATTCACTGTCCGGATGGATAACTAGTGGTGCTGATAATAAACCTATTATAAGTACGCTAAGCGCTTTAAACAAAATGGCTAAGGGCGAAGCACCTGAAATTCGTAAGCTACAAGAACAAGGTATTATTGGAGGTCATGTATTTTCGGGTACTATGGCTGACATGCGTACTATCGCTTTACAGATGGCTGAGGGTAAATCAGGATGGGAAAAACTTTGGGCTAAAGCAGACCGCTTAGCTATTATGGCTGATGAATCCGCTAGATTATCTTTGTACAATGGGTTTATTAAAAAAGGCATGTCCTCAATGGAAGCATCTTTGGCAACTCTTGAAGCGCAGAACTTTACTAAACACGGTTACTCGCCTACTGTACGCATGTTAAGTACAATGATTCCTTTCTTTAACTCACAGATTCAAGGTCTTAACGTATTTGCAAGAGCTATATCAGGTAAGTCTTTGTTTGAAGATAAGCTAGGCGTAAGAGAAACTATGCTTAAACGTGGCGCTACTGTTGCTGGTTTGACTTTAGCATACACCGCTTTGATGCAGAACAATGAAGCGTACAAGAACGCTGACGAGTATGACAAACTAAATAACTGGTTCATTCCGTTGCCTTTCTTTAAAGACCCGATTAAAGTACCAATTCCATTTGAATCAGGTGTGGTATTCAAGGCCTTGCCCGAAGCGATGTATAACCTAGCAGCTACCGATGCTAAATCTAAAGACGTACTGCCTGCTGTCGCTAAATTAGTTGTTAGCCAAGTTCCAGGGGTTTCTAACTTGTTCTTGCCGCAAGGCGCCAAACCTATTATGGAAAGCTTAACTAACACTAATTTCTACACAATGTCTCCAATTGAAAGTCAGCGCCAGTTACAAGAACTTCCGGGATATCGTTCTAATGCAACCACTACAGAGCTATCTAAACTTGTTGGTAGGACTTTAGGTGTTTCACCTATTCAGATTGACCATCTTGTTAACGGCTATACAGGCAGTATTGGTACTGCGATGATGTCTATGTTTAACCCAATCCTTAGAGAAGGTTCTGCGCCTGATGCTACGTCAAAAGACTTACCGATTGTCGGTGGTTTCTTCCAACCTACAGATGCTACAGGCTTAATCAATAAAGCATACGTTGACATGCAAAATATTGAGCAAGCTAGTGCAACATACAAGCGCCTCAATGAACAAGACCCTGATAAAGCGGATGCATTCTACAGAAAATATATGAGCCAAATTGATAACGCTAATGCCGCCGGTATGTTTAAGCAACAAATGGGGGAGTACAACAAAGAAGAGAGAGCCGTACGTGCAGACAAGTCTTTATCTTCCGCTGAAAAACGTAAGCTACTCGATGCAAACCGACAGGATAAAATACAACTTGCCAAAGATTTTAGGGCTATTTCAAACGAGTAAACCAAACGCCAAGCATGCCGTCTTTAACACACGGCTCTGCTTTTGCTTTTATCCTACAGTTGATTGCCGCCTTTATGCCATCAAGTCTTACCGCCTCTAGTTGTAGAGTCGGAACGAAAAAACCCCCTTTGACGGGGGTCTCTTCCCAAGGATAGTGTATCTTAATCATTTTCCTCAAGCACATCATCATCTATTGGGCGACAGATATGCATAACGTACACACGCATGACAGGCCCTCTTGTTTTGGCTAATATGTTTTTCCTTTCATAGCTAATTTTATATGTTGGAATCTTCTCAATCTCTTTCTTAAAGTCTTCATACCCGTAACTCATCGATACACAGTGCGCCTTAAGCTGATTCACCTCAATGAAGTAGTCCACATGATTAGGTGTGGCGTCATGCTCAACCCTACCCGTTACTTGCGAGCGTGTTATAGACTGATCGATAGCGTCTCCTGCCCCAAGGAATGTTTCTAACTTACCATTAATGTGTTTAACAACCACAAACTTGCCATAATGCTCACGTGTGTAACTGTTCAAGATATCTTCTGCTGACCGCTTATTACCTTTTATAGCCTTCCTACCATCCATGACCATCTTACGCAAAGACTCTATAACAGGTTTCACAGGGATGTCGATAATGTTTGCGTACTTTTTACCGAGCAGTATAGCCATAGCCACAATACAACAATTACCGGCTGTCCAAAATCGCTCATCCGGTACAGACGAGAACTCTTTCTTCAATGCTAGATTTGTGTCTTTTGTAACTTGCTTTACAGTATCTAGGTTAGTAACCATCCACCGTATCAATCGTTCGCCTGCAATACCGTAGTTATGGTTTAACCCTTTAACCAGTTCAATTTCGTCATCGCTAAGTTCAATTTTAATTGTCAACTTCATTTCTAAAATACGTAGTAACTCAGCCTGTGACGAGTGCTTTCTTGTACCGCCTAGGTAGTCTAAGACGTGTGTATTAGACGAGAACAAATCAATACTTTTCCATATGGTTGTGTTTACCCGTTCTTTGTTAGCGCCCGATTCCATACGGTCTTTACCTTTACCCTGCGACTTATCCATCAAGTGTGCAGGTAGCCATTCAAAATCATCACGGCTCTTGGTTGTTACTTCATCGGTAATAATGGCAAAGTTTCGTAGTAGCCCAGCACGTTGCTGAATTGCAACAGGAGAAGTACTTTGACTTAACTTGTACAAGTTAGGCGCACCAAAAAAACTACACGCCATCATCTGCGCTAAACTTTTACCTGTACCTGATATCGATGAACCCATGTGGTATGTCATACCCTCTACGCCTGTGAACTCCATTAAAAGCGATGCAGGCCCAATCAACCCCATTGATATAATGTCATAGAACTCTCTAGCCACTAGCATGTCTATGGTCTTGCGCCAACCTTCAAAACTACCCGATGGTTTACAAGCATGGTTAATATTTGCTAGACCTGGCATTGGCACAAAAGTTTTACTGCCATTGGAGTGGTATATGTGTGAGCTATATACCAACGTACCATCTTCTTGCCAACCGTAACTTGAAGGTACTTTAACGGGCTTCTTATTTGTACTAGCGTATTCAACTGCGGCACGTACATAGTAGAACAACTCTTTATCAAACCCACCATAAGAGGCGATGACGTTTTGTGAAGCTAAAGTTTTTAATGTCTCATCTTTGCTAATAATACTTTTCTGTTGCAACATTACATCAACAGGCCCTTCGGGGCGCATAGCCATTAAGTGTGCGTAGTGTTCGCCGTCTGTATATAAAATATCAACCACAAACAAATCGTAGGACAGCAACATGATGTTTTTCTTACTCTTGCTACCTTCCTCATCCTCCACGTCTTTTATTACATAAACGCCACCTTTATCGCCGTAGCTATAACCTTTAGGCGGTATTGGCTTATTAATCACAATCTGCTCAGGCGCATCTTCTTTCTGTACTAATATTTCCTGTGCTTCATTGTTTACCTTAACGTCTCTGCCTAAAGCTAATGGATTAGTTATCTTACCAAAGTGTACGCATTTATCACACACGTTGGGGTTTATGCTATCGAACTTCAGGCATGGCGTCGGGCCTTTTGAGTGATTCCATTTATCGATTAGGCGCTTTTCATCGTACGGATGCATGTCGCCTAACTTTCTAGCATAATCTAATCCATCGTTGCACTTCTTAGCAATAGAAATCCAAGCGTACCATAGTGGTTCCATCCCTTCATCTGTTGCATGTTCTTCGTAGTGCTTGAGTTGTAGACAGGGTTTGGTGGCCTCTTCTATATTCTTGAATAACGTAACGCTGTTCTCCATTAACTTAACGCTATTTGCATTGGCATCAGCTTTTGGTTTAGTGCCTGCGACGGGCATACTAGCTTGCAGAAGCTCATAGGATGCGCCATTCATTTTTTCTTTAAGGTTTTTCGCTACTGTTTTAAAATCGAATGTTGGCGGTGAAGACTCTACTAAAATCTTTACCTTGCGTGGCTTTTCTTTTTTGTAGTTAAACGTGTCAGGCGCTCGTAATACTCTTGCCGCATCTGCCGTTACGTTCTGATCTATCTTAAATCCGTTCTTGGCGCAAAGACGTTTTAAGTTCTCGGCTACGGGCTTCCATTCAGCTATAGTAACTTCTTCATCGAATGCCCAGTAGACATGTAAACCACCGCCGCTAGATAAAATCCACGGCGTGCCTAGTTCTGCTAAAGATGTTTCAGACAAAAATGTATCCAATGCCGTCGCAGCTTCAGTCTTAGTAGGATAATCTTTACCTTCACCACAATCGATGTCCAAGAACAAAGATTTAATTTTTAATGCATTAGCCGCCGTACGTTTTTTTAAGTCGCCAAAAGAAGCTAACGCATAAAACGACTCATACCCTAGATGAGAAAAAGACAGAGTTGCATTGTAGACCTCTTCAATACTGCTTACAAAGAGATGCGTTTTTTCAACTGTACTGAATTCACAAGCGCAATAAGCACCCGAAGACGGAAGTACAGTCGCTAGGAAATCCTGCGACTTCATAATGTCCCCTTAAATTCAGTGTACGTAGTGAGAGAAACGCTTGACCAACTCTAACTGCATAGAAATAGGCATTGTACCGTTATGTGCTAGTTCTTCCGCAAAACGTATTAGTTCTTTGTCCGTTAATGTGCTTGGATTAATTATGTTGTACATTGCGTAGTGCCTCGTCTGCTGTTTTACTTGCTTGAAGAATTCTTAGTAGGTTGCTGACTTTTTCCCTGTACGCAGGTGTTACTTCAGTACCACTAAACCAATTGTAGACCGTCTGTCTAGTTGCCCCAGTATATTTGGCTATCTTGATTACTGGAAAATCGAGGTGAATAGCCCACCGCCCTAGTTGATTACCTAGTGACTTAGGGGCTTTAGCCGTTGTTTGTTTTATTGTATTTGAATAGGCCATTTTATTTCCGTTTGTAGGTGGGGGTACTTGCAGTTTTTTCGTAAGTATGAAGTTTATTTCATTACCGTACAGGCTATTTATAGTCGCCGAGCCGACTTGTTGCTTTCCCCCCGTAACTATTACTCGTCGTCTGCATCCCAGTTATCAACTACTGAGGCTAAGTTACCGCCCTTTTTAGGAACTACTGTTGGCTTTGCCTTAGTTTCTTTACGTACTTCAGGCTCGTCAACTTCTTCCTCAGCTACTGGCTCTTCTACGGGCTTCGCTCTAGGGGCGTCGGGCTTTTTATACTCAATAGCAGGCGGCTTTACGTTATCAGCTTGTGCAACAGTCATTGTAACTGCGAGTTTGGCGTCATCAGACTGGCCTTTATCTACTACTGTAGCGTACTCATCATCTTCTAAGTAACGTACTGGCATAAAGAACAACTTAGGTGTTGAGACCTTTGTATCGAATTTAAGACGGGTGATAACAGTCTCAGGGCTAATATTTTGCGCGGCTAACCATCTAGCATAAGCTTGCAACGGTCTACGCGCTTCGCCTTCGTCCTTACCAAAGATTGAAGTAGCCGCTAGAGATAACTGCATAACATCTCCCTCTAAGTCGTTAGCTAAAACAACCGCTAGACGCTGAGAGAATCGGCAAGCACGTGTCTCACCTTGGCCTGAGCCTTTAATATTTTGTGGACATGTTGCACAGGATTTAGATTGAGGTTCTAGAACTGTTGAGTCCGGTAAGTCACCTTCTGCTGACCAGCAATCAGGCGCTTTTGTTTCGCCCTCAACGTACTGTCCTGCGTAGAACGTACGGCTAATTTTATGTGCGGCGTTAACAATCACGACGTCGAGGTGGCGGTCATCAATAGCGGCAACTTCTTTACCACCGGCTACCAAACGGAATACACCACCTTTAAGAGAGATGCGCTTGATGCCTGCGCCTGTACCGCCTGCCAATGCTCTTGCCATTGGAGATAATTCAGCCTTTTTAAGAAATGCTGGAACTTTAGAGGGGTTAAATGTAGTTAAATTTGTCATGGTACTGCGTTTCCTTATTTAGAAGTTGGTTTACGTACTGATACTGTGAATTCTGTCATGCTGTTAAGTCCTGCCGGCACGACTCCGGGGTTTTCATCTAAAAACGAAACCATGTTGCCTTGAGCGATACGTTTCTCAAACAGGTCAAGGGCTTCATGTTCGAGCACAAAACTCTTGAATGAGTCCCAATCATCTGTGTAGTAACGTACCTTCTGACCCAACATAATTGTGCCTTCGGATGTTTTGATTGATGAGCTACCAAGTTTAAGCATTTGGTCTTTCATCGCATTTTGTATCTCAGTCTGTTGAGCTTTTAGTTCTTCGTACTGAGTCTCGTAGTCTTTTGTTAATGTACCAATCCTGTTACGAATTTTAAGATAAACACGAGCTAATTTATCTAATGGTATTTTTTCTTGCTCTTCCATTTACTTCTCCTTTGTCAAATAATTTACAACAATAAAAACAGTTTTGCAACACAAATGTGTGTTTTTATAAAATTTAAATTTTACTTAATAATATCTGCGTACAACTTTAACAGCATACCATGGTCTTCTACACGAGACTCTAATCGTTTGAACATCTTACGCTCAATTTCACTACCCTGCAAGTGTATCACAGTTACTTTATCGCTACTCTGACCGATACGATCAGTACGTGCAACACACTGTACATACGTTTCTACCGACATAACAGGCCCAAAGAATATCACCGTATCTGCCGCAGTTAATGTGACGCCGTGTGAGGCGGCTTGAGGCTGTATAACCAGTATGCGAGGCGTTGGCGTCTCTTGAAACTTTTTGAATATGCCCGTACGCTTATTAACGCTTACATCGCCATGTATTAAATCACACTCAATGCCATGCTTAGTTAAGTGATTATGTATAGCCTCGATGTTGTGCCTAAAATTAGCAAACACAATTACTTTTCGTGATGTCTCTTGCAACACTTCCAACAACACGTTTAGCCTAGGCGAGCAATCAAACTCAACTACCTCTTGCCCATCTGTATACGCCGCACCTGATGATATTTGTAGTAGCTTGTTTACACACGCCGCCGCATTAACCGCCGTAATAGTTTCGCCTGCCGTGTTTACTAGCATCTGTTCTTTTAGCATGCGGTAGTATTTGACTTGCTGAGGTGTTAACGGTATGTCACGTGTTTCTGTAAGTACTGGCGGTAGGTCAAGGCACTCTTCTTTTGTATACCTGATGGCCGGTTGCAGAACTTTGAATACAGCGTCGCTTGCACCTTCTTTTGGAAGCCACTTAAACATCGTTACTTTGTGCATCACCTTATCACGCCACGCCGTTGCGAACTTAGGAACTCCGGTTGGGTTAACCAGTTTAGCTAAGCCGTACGCATCAAGAGGCGACTGCGATGCAGGTGTACCCGTCATCATCCACAACATAGTCTCAGGTTTAAGAATACGGTTGAGCGTCTTCCATCTTTTTGTAGCTACGTTTTTGTAGGCGTTTGCCTCATCAACAATAACTAAATCAAACCTACCGTCGTTGATAATCTCATCGGCAATTAAATTTAAGCCATCGTAATTCACAATGACAAACTCATAGTTACCTTGAATCATCTCAATACGTTTAGAAGCTTGGTGATGGTGCGCCGCAATAGCGGTTCTATGTATGATGCTTTTACCAATACCGTTCATCCAAGCGTCGTGCATAATCGACAGAGGGCATAGCACAAGACATCTACGTACCTTCTTCAACTCCATAAGGTAGTCAGCCGCCCAAAGAGCAGAAAAAGTTTTACCAGTTCCGGGGTCATTAAACACGAACGCACGACGATTTAAAGTTAAGAACGATGAAGTATCTACCTGATGCGCAAAGGGCTTGTGTAAGCCGTAAAATTTATA